AGCCGCAATGGGGAGGATTTATATGGAAACTGTATTATTTACCACAAATGTTTATACCAGCGTTACACCAGTTACTACGGGATTAACGCTGCTTAGTTGGAATATAATAGTCACTAGGGAGGGTCAGATTCTTAATATGGCGGATTTGAACATAGTCACACATGCCGATTTCACGGATGTAATGGGAAATAGGTCTGGTAGTTTTGAGATACATATTTTGAATCCAAACGGCACTAATGATGATGTTGTTAGAATAGGTGATGATGTTTATCTGTATGTTGATGAAGAATCCCCGGCTACTAGAAAAGTATTCCACGGCAAGATTACAACTATCGATTACACCAGAAATAGTTTTGGTGCATATGACCTAGTTGCAAAAGGTGAAGATTATGGGACTTTACGTTTCAAGCAAACAGTTGTAACGGGCGTAAATGATTATATTGGGTGGGATGTAGCGGATATAATTGAAGATATATTGGCAAAGTTTTGTCCCGATATAACGACAACAAACGTTGAATCGGCTGATTTCCCAACGCCGATTGACCAAATAAGAATATCTTGGGAATACGTGGGGGAGGCAATAGAAAAACTTGCAAGCATAGTTGGTGCTAGTTTCTATGTTGATGAAGACGATGATCTACACTTTTACGACCCATCTGAATTAGTATCACAGCACAACATAAAGGACAGAAACATAATTAATGCAAAGATAAGGCGTGATGCAAGTAAAGCATTTGATAAGATTATGGTCATAGGTGGCAAGCAAAAGACACTAGACCAATCAGAAACAACAGTAACACACCAATCAAGCGCAATTAACGATAGGCAGTTGGCTTTTAGTTTCACACCAGCGGTTACTAATCTATTCTCAATAGATATGCACATCGATAAAATTGGTATTGTCAGCGAAGATATACAATTCTCAATAGTAGAGGATAATTCGGGTGCGCCTACCGGGTCAACCGTGGCATACGGTAGTTTTTCAAGTGCAACGATTACAGATACGCCAGCGTGGATTAGTTCAAGTTATTTTGACGCTGTTGTGGATATAACAAAGACATATTGGGTGGTAATAGCAAGGTGTGGTGCAAATTCAAGCAACACTTATAAGTTTTCATGTGATGATACAGCAACATCACACAAGTATAATACCGGCGGTGGGTGGTCGGATGCAACAGGTATATTGGCATATAAGACTTATTACGGGATACAAGTAATAAAAATATCCAATGCAGACACTAAAATAATGGGATCATATTACAGCGAATTGCCAATCTTTGATAATAGTATTAAGGATGCAAACACCGCTGCATTATTGGCATCCAAGAAGTTATTAGAATATACTTTCCAGACCGCATCGGATTATGTTGTGAACACCGTGGGGACACGTTATGTTCCGGGTGAAATTGCAACAATAAGCACAACCATACCAAATGCGGGCGAACAAACATTTTTATCTGTGAAGTATATAATAGATTCCACAAGGATAGCTAATATTGTTTTGACTTGCACAAAGGCAGATGATTTATACAGCACGTTTGCAAAGATGTTTGCGGATTTGAGAAAAGTAAAAGCCGAACAATTATTGGCGGGTCAATCAAGCGGAATAGATTATATAGAAGAAACAGAAGACTCTTTTACTCCGGATGAGAATATAACACTGGTAGATAATATAGATGCTACCCCGGAATATGATAAGGTGACTACGTTGTGGGGGTTATTTACATGGGCATAAATATAAGAGAAAAAGAAGGTATAAAAGGTAAATTACTAATTATAGAACGTGATGCAAAGACAAATGAGATTATATCACAGACAACACATACAAACATTATAACTAATGCGTTCAGGGATTTGCTTGCAAACGCTATGGCGGGGGGAACTGTTGATTTGGCAATAAGTGGTATTGCTGTGGGTGATGATGATACGGCGGCGGATGTAACAGATACCGCACTAACAAGCCAAATAAGCACAATAAAGGCACCCGTATCAGAATCCCTAAACGATGATACGGCACAAACTGTAACAGCTACGTTTTATTTCGCTGCTACCGATTCGGGTTGGTATGGAACGTGGGCTGAAGTTGGGTTGTATGGAAACGATGACAATACTTTGTTCACACACACCGTATTGAGTCCGCCAAAAACATTTGATAATACAAAATCAGTAACAATAATATATGCGGTGGAATTATAGGTGAATTGAAATGGCAATAACAAGAACTATAATTGCAACAGATACACCAACTGCATCTGTGATAAATACGTGGTTAGGGAACACCCAAGACGAAAGAGTAGTAAGTGGTTTCTTAGTTGAAGATGATACGGGGATATATGTAACCATATCCCCCGGAACTGCGCTAATCAAAGACGGTGATGAATTATACCAAGTTGTAAGCACATCAGAAGAAACTTTATTATTGACAGATGATAATACTAATTACGTTTACTTACATTGTGATAACGGTGAAGATTGGCTAACATATTCTACAAGTGCAGAAATACCCGCCGATGCTATCCTATTGGCAACAATTATAACTGCAAGTGGGGATATTACAACCGTTACGGATAATAGGGAACTCGGCAAGCAAACAAAGGTATATTCTGTGTTGGGTCAAACATATCCCGCCGGTGGAACGTATAACAATTATATTCACTTGAATCCATCATTTGGTAAATACATACGCATAAAGAAGATAAAGTATCTCGTGAAGTGTAGTTCAAACACACCATATACATATTGCTACTATAATCTTGGTGCCGGTGAAGTGCAACTGGATGCCTACAAGGATAATCCCGCATGGACGGGAAGTGAAAGGGATTTGACGCCAAATGTTGAATCCACGGATAAGACCGCCGATGTGTATGTAAGATTATACTTTACTTATGGATCATCTTGCAGAATTAACATAACAAGTATAAGAATATATGTGGAGGAGTGGTCATGACCTTTTCAAAAGGATTAACTGCGGCAGCATCGGACGCTGTAACATTTAGAACTTTCGTTGGCAATCTGTGGGATAATTTTGTTGTTTCTGGATTTGCAGTCACGGATAACGGTGGATTGAGTGTATCAATAGCGGCTGGATATGCTGCGATAAAAAACTCTAGCGGGGAAATGTATCATGTTATAAGCGATGGTGCACAAACACTAACATGCACCGCAAATTCAATTAATTACATCTACTTGCATTGTGATAATGGGTCGGATTGGATTACCAAAAGCAGCAGTTCCACACTACCAAGCGATGCCATAATCCTAGCCACTGTTACAACAACAGCGGACGATATAACTAGGGTGATTGATGCTAGACCAAAACAAACACATAAAGAAGTGCATAACATACAATATACTAGATTGGTAAATGTGGATTATAATATTGCCGAAACATTGAACTTTTATTTCCACGTTACAGAACCAATATATGTAATAGGTGTTTATTGGAAAAATCCTTTTTGGGGTTCAACACCAACAGATTATGCCACATACAGCAATACCACAAGCGTATATTACAACATTGGCAGCGGCGATGATGTTATGATTAGCACGGGGGACACAACAACATGGAAATACATACCAATGTCGTTGAAATTGGAAAGCGCAGACGCATATATAAAAGTAGCTGGGTGGATAACTGATATTTACATCTTATATAAGTATGCAACGGATTGATTATTATGACTATATACCGTGAAGTTAAGAACACACAAGGATTGAAATCAAAATACATGCGAATATCTTTGGGTGGAACAAATCCATCTTTCGTATTAACTGGATTTGAATCGTCTAAAAGTAGTTCAATGGATGTTGACATAACAGCCGGAACTGCATATATAAAGGACAGTAATAATGAAACTTATGAGGTAACATCCAGTGCAACGGAAACATTAACGCTTACTGGAAACGATGTAACAAACTACATATTCTTGCATTGTGATAATGGTTCTGATTGGCTAACGTTTTCAACAACCGCCACGGTTCCGGACGATGCAATCCTAATTGCCACAGTTACAACAGTTGCGGGGGATATAACTGGTGTAGTTGATAGTAGAACAACGACAATGGAAAGTAGAAATAAGTTGCTAGTGGATTTCAAGGGCATTAACTTTTGGATTAGTGGTGGGATAACAAGTTGGTTTGACCAAGGATCACCTTTATTAATCTTGTATTTGAACGAATTACAAACAGATAAGATAAAACTAAAATCCATAAAATACAGTTATTATATGAAAGTGTATGATACTATTGATGTTTCAATAATATCTTATTACAACATCGGCGGCAGTGATGTAGAAATAGAAACCACAACATTAGAGTGGGAAGATAATAACACAAGTGGAACTGTAACGGAAACGCTAAATGTAAGCACATCATCAACAAGCACAATCCCTTACATCAAATTTACACCATATACCGTATATGCCGGTAGTTGGATTTTCAGAATAAAAGAAATTTACTTAGAATATGAGATTATAGATTAATCACA